ACCCTTGCCGACCCCGATGTGGTCATCTACGACCGCCCGATGGAGTCGGTGTACCTGCGCGGTGAAGTGCCCCTCATCCAGATCTGCCCCAACCTGCAATACGACTACTACTGGGGAATGTCCGAAGTTGCCCGATTGATCTTTTTACAACAGATGCGCAACAAACGGATGGCAGAAATTCTTGATTTGCTGAACAAACAGGTGCAACCGCCCACCGCGCTGATCGGATTCTTGGGCATCCCCGACGAAAAGAACTTCGCGCTCAACCGTGCAGGCGGATTGCTCTACAGCGACCAGCCCAATGCAAAGGTGGAACAACTCGCACCGTCCATTCCAAACGATCTGTTCCGTGAGCTGGGCGAAATCGACAACATGTTTGCCGAAGCTTCGGGAATTGTTTCCGTCTTGCAAGGACGCGGGGAAACCGGAGTGCGCAGCGCAGGTCATGCGTCGCAATTGGCGCGTATGGGTGCGTCAAGAGCCAAGCGTCGGGCGTTGGTCGTGGAAGATGCGCTTGAAAAGGTGGCGACGATTTACTTGAAGTTGATGATGAAGTATGAAGATCGTCGTTATTTGGATGTCAATGATATTCCGTTTATTGCTTCGCAGTTTACGGAAGATTTTGTGGTGAAAGTGGATGCGCATAGCAACTCACCGATATTTATGGAAGATACGCGAGACTTGGCCTTTAATCTTTTCAAGGCCAATGCCATCTCGCGGGAAAGACTTATTGACTTACTTGAGCCTCCCATGAAACAATTGCTCAAGGACGATCTCAAGAAGATGGAACTTCAGGCCAAGGAACAGGCTGCAAGCCAAATGGGAGAACCCAACATGGCAAGTTCGGCAGGGCCAGCAGCGTCAATCATGTAAAGGAGCAGAGATGGAAAAGTCGGGGTATACTGGTCAAGGCGATCAGCCGCGCATGACTCGGGATATGCTCAAGGCAACCGCCCGTGCACCGAGAATGACGTTTAACCGCAACGCTATTGCAGGAAAGATTCGCAATGCCAATGTTCGATCCACCACTCGATAGGAGAGATGCGATGTATGCTCGCAAAATGATGCGTGGTCGCAAGACCCGTCGCTGAGAACAGGTGGCTGGCGTACAAAATGCGCTAGCCACTTGACATTTGTTTGAATAAAGGATATAAACCGCGCATGAGCGTACCTTCTGATCAATTAATGAACATGATTCGGCAAGATGCAGGCAAAACACCGCCTGTTGCGCCACCTGAGATGCCGAAACCGGCATTGTCAGGGGCGGAAACACCGCCGATGGCAGCGCCGATGTTGACCCCAGAGGATGCCAAAGGAGATCAAGCTGGGGCAAAAGTGAACATTCAAATTGCGATGGACCTCATGCAACAGGCTCTGCCTGCTTTTGGATCCGAGTCGGTTGAGGGAAAGAAGATTCTGGATGTGTTAACGTCGCTTGCTCGCGTGTTTGGAGAGACGGAAGGCAAGACGCGAGAGTTGATTCCGGCGGAAATCCTGCAAATGGTGCAGAGTTTGCCGCAAACAGGGGGTGCTTCAGCAGCGATGAAGTCGATGTTGCAGGCTCCGATTCCTGGTACACAAGGTCCGCCTTTAGCCATATAGGAGTATCGAGATGGATTTGTTCAAACCTCGTGGTGCACAGACGATCCGCCGTCCCTTGGACAACAGCAAGGACAATGGCCAGATCATCAATCCTCCGCGTTTTAATGACTTTGGTGGTCTTACCAATGCAGGTAAGGCTGGAAGCAAGAACAAGATGACGCTCTCCAATCCTGGAGATACCAAGAAAGTCATCTGACGGGTGTGACAAAAGGGGCAAACAATGTCACTTGAAAACTTGAGCGAAGGCGACATCCGCGAGTTGGCACTCCTGGCGAAGGAGTTGCACGACAATCCGACGACTCGCGCTGACGCACTGCGGTTGACGAAGAAGATCCGGCAGGACTTGCCGATTCCTGAGATTGAGATTCAGGATCGGATGGAACAGACCCGTCAGCACATGCAGAGCAAGATTGATTCACTGGAAGCCAAACTGCGTGAACGTGATGCGCGTCAAGTGCTTGACGATCGTCGCCGCGCACTCAAACAATCCGGCAAGGTAAGTTCGGATGACGATGTGAAAGCGGTGGAGAAAATTATGATCGAAAAGAAGATTGCCGATCATGATGCCGCCGCTGACTACTTCAACTGGATGAAGCAGGCGGACGAAGTGTCCAAGCCTACTCCGGTATTTCAAGGTGCGCCCGTGTTGAACAACTTCGACCTCAAGGCGTACTTCAAGAATCCGCAAAACGCAGCGCGGGAGTCTGCTGTACAGGCATTGAATGAGCTGCGTAACCCAAGACGACCGATTGGACTTTAGTAGGGGCGAATCTTCTAAAGGAATTTCATCATGCCTATTGGTGGAGGTATCATACCAGCCAGCGGCACAACTCAGTACAATGAACTGACGTATGTGACGCGCCGGGCGTTCATCCCAAAGCTGATCGTCCAGATTTACAACTCAACCCCGCTCATGGCGGCGTTGCTTGCAAACAGCCAGACCGCTTCGGGCGGTGTATCCTCGGTCACCGTTCCGGTGCAGGGGGCGCAGTTTGTGAACGCCCAGTGGTCGGACTACTCGGGTTCGTTCCAGCAGCCTTCGGTGCAGCAGGGTGCGTACAATGCCGAGTTCAATCTGAAACTCATGATTGCACCTGTGCCTTTCCTGGGCATGGAGGGTGCGGTGCAGGAAGACTATGCCGTGATTCCTCTCATTGAGGCACGGATGAATGACTGCACGAACGTCATGATGGATGCGATGGCGACATCGGCGTACACGGACGACGGCACGAACACACAGCGGTTCACCGGACTGCCGATTGCTGTGGATTCCGCAGGAACGTATGCGGGTCTTAATCGTTCAACCTATACATGGTGGGCATCGAGTGAGTACGCTGCGGGTTCGGTCAATCCGACGCGGCAGAATGTACTCCAGTACATCTCTGGTACGGTGAAAAAGTCTGCTGAGATGCCAACCTTTGGGGTGTGCGGCTTTGGCACTTGGACGCTGTTGGCCCAGGATTTTGTCGGTCAAGAGACCTACATGATCACGCCGGGGTCCAGTTTCGGTGGGGAAGAAGGCCCGAACTCGGCGTTTCGTGCGCTGATGGTTGCGGGGATTCCGATCTATCCGGATCCGTACTGCCCAGAAGGTACGATGTATCTGCTCAACACCAACTATCTGTCGCTCTATGTGCACAACAAGGCCCAGTTTGCGTTTACGGGCTTTGAGTCCACGTTGCCCAACTGGCAGATTGGTTATGTGGGTGCTGTTCTGACCATTGCTGAGATTGTAAGCACGAAACCGAAGTCGATGACCAAGGTAACGGGCTACAACTCGCTCACGCTGTAAGGAGGGTATCATGGCTCTTGGTCTTCCGAAGCTAATTCTTGCGTCAAGCAGCCCGAATGCGGACACGGCAGGCGCGTACTTTGATGCAGTAACGGTATCAATTGCAGCGTCGTCTACGGCGCTTGTTCCTGCGGGGATGTACATTTTCCAGCCCAATGCGGATGTGAAAGTGCAAACCACGGTGAACAACACGCCAACGTGGACCGATACGATTGCGGTGAGCGTCGGCGGTGTGTTGTTTTCGGATGGTATCAATGTCCGGTTCAACAATACCAGCACCGCCCAAGCTGCAACGATGCAGTTGCTAACGGTGAACGGTGGATTGTCGGTGACAGGTACTTACACTTGAGGTGACGTATGGACGCAAATCGCGTTGCTAATGAGTTGCCGACTCGGTTCGGCGGTATCTTGTTGGGTAGCCTGATTGGTGCAAACTTCAATGTGACCACCGATCAGCAGATTGTGATTTTTGACAATCCTGCCAAGTACATTTTGCGTCGGATCGTGGCGACCAATGCGTCGTTGAGTTTGAGCACGGCTGCTGGTGGAATTTACACGGCGGTGAGCAAGGGTGGGACGGCTGTTGTGGCTGCTGGGCAAACCTACTCGGCGCTTACAGGTTCCACGTTGTTTTTGGATTTGACGCTCAACACTGCGGGTAGTGCACACATCACGGTCAAGTCGAATGTTCCAAACTTGTATTTTTCGTTGACCACGGCGCAAGGTGCTCCGGCAACTGGAGACATTTATGTGTTTGGCGACATCTTGACGTTGTAAGGAACCAGTTGTTCGCCCCTCTGGTAGTTCAGTAGCTCCGCCTTTAGCGTTTTGCTAAGAGCGGAGCGAACGACTTTATGGATATGAGAGCTTTATGGCAACTCTTTCGGGATACATTACCGAGGTGCGTCGGCTCTTGCATGATGCCACCGGGGTGTTTTGGACGGATGCAGAGTTAACGGACTACATCAACGATGCGCGAAATCGTATTGTGCGCGATACGGGTTGCCTTCGTTATCTTGCTCCGAGTTCAGTCACCACCAATGTCGAGACACTTAATCTATCGTCGCTATCGCTGCCAGCCTATGCAGATAGCATCCTCGATGTTCTAAACATCAATCTCTTCTGGGGGAACACACGCATCCCCTTGCGCTACTTGTCATGGACGGAGTTCAATGCGCAACTCCGGTTCTGGCAAAACTACACAGGCAGGCCGATTGCGTTTTCCCTGTATGGGATGACGACGATCTACTTTGGCCCATCTCCGGATCAGGTTTACACCATTGAGTTGGATACGGTGGTGCTGCCTCTGGCTTTGACGCTGCAAAGCGGAAACGATCAGATCCCAGCGCCCTACACTTCGCCGATTAAATTCTATGCGGCATACCTTGCCAAGTACAAGGAGCAATCCTATGGTGAGGCAGAGATTTTCAAGATCGAGTACGACAAGCAAGCTCGATCTGCCATTGCGTCTTCGATGACGCGGCGTCTGCCTACACCGTTCAGCAGTCCGTACTGACATGGCTACGGAACAGCGCAAGTCCTATCATGTGACGAAGGACTTCAAAGGCATCAACACGAAGGCCAATCGTACCGCCATTGACAAGGATGAGTTCGCGTGGCTTGAGAACGCCATGCCTATTGGTTTTGGCAACCTGAGGATTGTGCCGAACTACTACCCTGCGGTCGCCACAGCAGGCACGTCGGTGACCTCGGGCAAGACCTATCGGGTTGCCACCTTGGGCAGCAGCCTAGCGCAGTGGCAGGCGTTTTTTAGCGGTTTAACAGCCATTCCTGCGGTAGGCGACCTGATCGTTGCAACGGCGACAGGCACTCTCCTTGGTGGCAGCACAGTAGCGCTCATGGCGGTCACTGCAAGTGTGCCGGAGTACAGCGCTCCGGTCAACATTGGTGGGGTCAACTACTTGTTGATCTTTCAGACCAATGGCAGTTGTGAAGCTTTGAATTTATCGACCAATGTATTGACGACGGTAGCCGCTGCTTCGACCTTTAGCAATGCAGGTTGCAAGGTGGCGCAATGGAAGAACGAACGGGCGCTGATCATTGATCCGGCCAATGGTTACTTCAATTGGAATGGCACGAATCTTGTCAAGATGGGTTCGGTGCAGAGCGTTACGATTACAAACGGCGGAACGGCTTATGCAGGCACGATCTCCGTATCTATTGGCGCTCCGAACCAGACGGGCGGTGTGCAGGCGACAGCGACAGCGACACAATCGGGTGGCGTGATTAACAGCATTACGATCACGGAGCCAGGATCTGGGTATACCTCTGCGCCAACAGTGACCATTACAGGTTCGGGCGGCGGCAGCGGGTTTACAGGGACAGCCAATTTGCTGTCGCAAAACGGGCAGGCAATTGCCACGTTCTCGGGCAGAGTGTGGATTGCCTTGGGACGTACCGTGTACTTTTCCGCAGTCGAGTCCTACAACGACTTTACAAGCGTGAGTGCCGGAAACATTACGATTACAGACGGCACACTCTACGGGAACATCACACAGCTTGTCAGTGCCAACAACTTTCTTTACGTCTTTGGCACGAACTCGATCAACGTGTTTTCCGACGTAAGGGTCAATGCTTCCACAGGCGAGACGTTGTTTACCAACACGAACGTCAGTGCGTCCATTGGTTCCGACCTTGAGGATGGCATCTTCGCTTACTTCCGCAGCATTTTGTTCATGAACCGTTACGGTGTGTACGCGCTTGTCGGCGCAACCACGACGAAGATCAGCGATGCTTTGGACAACATCTTCCCGAACATTGACTTCAGTTTTGCGGTCACATCGTGCCAAGTGCTGATCTACAACATCTTGCTTGCAGCATGGTCGGTGACGTACAACGAAAGTGGGACGCTGCGCAAGCTCCAGCTTTTGTTCTTTGACCGCAAGTGGTTCGTCACCGACATGGGCGAGGTGACGCATATCAATTCGTCTCCTCTGTCTGGTTTGATCGGCGCTTACGGATTGCGTGAAAGTGGGCGTGTTTACAAACTCTACAATGACCAAAGTGCGGCGATTTCGAGTCTTGTGCGCACAGCGCTTTGGGCGTTGAACGATCCAATCCGCACCAAGCAGGCGTTGAAGATTGGTGTTGAAGCAACGATCAGCAACACGGGTGTAGGACAGATCAGCTTTACAGTCGATTCGGAAAATCAATCGTCAAGTCAGATTACATTGACGAATGGTATCCAGTGGATCAACAATGTCTTGCAAGTGTTGCAATGGCAAAACAATTCAGGGACAATTATTACTTGGACACCCACAGGGTATGCGCTGTACAAGTATGATGCGCAGCAATACGGCAAGTATCTTGGCATGACAATTACATCCACCAGCCCTTCTTTTGTCTACAACGGATTCCAACTTGAGCATGAATTGCGAGTGAGGTTCTAATGTCTAAACCAGTTGCCATTCCTAACACGTTTGCAACCGCAACAACGGTCATTCCGTTATCCAATCTGGATGGGAATTTTACGGCGGTTGCAACATCCATCAACAGTGCTTTGACGTACAGCAACTATGCGGCAGACACGGGCGCTGCGAATGCCTATGTTGTGACCTTTACAGGGTTGGCAGCGGGGTACGCGGCTGGATTGCGGATTCAGTTCAAGGCGGCCAATGCCAACACAGGCGCGTCAACGATCAATGTGAACGCACAGGGTACAAAAAACATTACGTTCCAGAATGCAGCGGCGTTGACAGCAGGCATCATTGCTGCCAATTCGATTGTGGATGTGATGTACGACGGTACGCAGTTCTTGTTGATGAATGACCCTGCGGGTTTGACGGGCGGTGATGTGGTAGGGCCAGCCTCTGCGGTGAACGAGCAGATTACGCTTTTTGACGGCACGTCCGGAAAGTTGATCAAAGCAGCGACAACAGGCACGGGTGTGGTCACGGCGCTTGGTGTGAACACCGGATCTTCAGGGGCGTTTGTCGTTAACGGAGGCGCACTTGGCACACCATCAAGCGGAACGGTTACCAACTTCACAGGCACAGCTTCGATCAACATTAACGGCACGGTAGGGGCAACAACGCCCAATACCGGGAACTTTACGACGATCACAGCAACATCGTTGATTGTGTCAAAGTCCACAGGCTGGAACCAGAGCGCAGACACTTACGTCACTACAAGCTCGGGTGTGTCGGATGTGCACACGGGAATGCGCCGCTGCTTGTTGCGCGATGACGGCTCGGTAAATTACTACCTCAACCCGTCGGATTCCACCCAAAAAGTAGACGGCTCGGCATCAACGCTTACTGGCGCAGACGGTCAAGTCATGGTGGAGATTCCTGCGTTCTACGTTAAATTTACACCAGGAACCACGCGCACTTGGTCGATTTCGCTTTTGCCTGCACCAGGGTACAACCTGCATCCGGCTTTCATCAAGGACGGCGTAGCTGTACCGTATCGCTACTATGGCGCATACGACGGATGTGTCAATACAACGGGGTCTACCTATCAATCCGGTTTGAATTGGGACAACAATGTTGGCGTTGGCAACGGGCAAGCCTGGGATACTGCAACAGCCAAACTTGCATCGGTATCGGGGGTGTTTCCTGCGGTTGGGCTGACACGGGCGAATGCGCGAACGATGGCAAGCAATCGCGGCGTTGGTTGGCGACAAGTTGATGCTTACCTTGCTTGGGCCGTGGAGTTGCTTTTTCTAATTGAGTACGGAACATTCCGTACCCAGCAAAATATTGGTGATGGCAATACGAATGTAACCAATGCCTACAATGCCCCATCGTCTGGCAGTCAAACCGATTCGCCGCACTCGGAGGCTGGCAAATCCAACAGCATTGGCAACGCCAGCACGAACACCACAAACGGCGCATCCAGCGCTAGCCGCAACACTGCATGGATGTCGTATCGCGGCATCGAAAACTGGTACGGCAACTGTTATTATTGGGTGGACGGTTTTAACATTAATAGTAATCAAGGCTACGTTAGCAACAACGAGGCTAACTACGCCGACGATACGGCTACAAATTACAACGCAATTGGCGCAGCGATGGTTGCCACCGACGGCTATGTGACGAACTGTCAGAACGAACCGTTTGCGTTTTTGCCCTCTGCGGTCGGCGGCAGCAGCAGCACTTATTGGGCGGATTATTACGCTCAAAACTCCGGATGGCGCGTGGCGGATTTCGGCGGGTGTGCGTCTGATGGCGCGGCTGCTGGGGGGTTCTTCTGGGGTCTGCGTGCTGGTTCGTCGCTTCTTGATCGTCTTGTTGGCGCGCGCCTTGCGTATTAACCATTTTGTAGTAAGGGAGTAGCTGTGCATCGTCGCGTAGCAAATTTCAGCAGGAATGCGAATAATGGCACGAATGCTGGAGGATTCTTATGGAATCTGAATAATGGTTCGTCGAATCTTAATCGTAATATTGGCGCACACCTTGCTGTTGTGGTAACACGGCACAGCACTCCTTCCCGTCAGGGAAAATATGGCAATCCAATACAGCTTAGTAGATACGTCGAAACGCTGGGAGAAAAACAGCAATGAAGCGAGTCGGCAATCTGTGGGAAAAGATTGTGGATTTGGAAAACATTAAGCTCGCCCACAAACAGGCTAGGCGCGGCAAGTTGTTTTACACCGAAGTCAAGATGATTGATGCAGATGTTGATTATTACTGTCAGCAAATTCAACAAATGTTGGTCAACAAAACATTTCGTACCAGCGAGTACGAACAGGAAATGCGTTTTGACGGGCGCAAAGAACGCATGATTTTCAAGCTGCCGTATTTTCCAGATCGGATTGTGCAACACGCATTGCTCAATGTGGTTGGCCCGATCTTCGTGCGGTCGTTTATTCGGGACAGTTTTCAGTCAATACCTGGGCGCGGAACACATGACGCAATGAAGAAGGTTAAGAAACTTATTCGTAGTGTTGATTGCCCGAAGTACGCGCTCAAGATTGATGTGCAAAAATATTACCCAAGCGTGAACAACGCACTGCTAAAGGAAGCTGTGTGCAGGAAAATCAAGTGCACAAATACGCTTTGGTTGATGGATGACATCATCGACAGTATGCAAGGCTTGCCGATCGGCAATTACACAAGTCAGCATTTTGGCAATTTATATCTCAATGCGTTTGACTGGTGGATGAAACAGGAAGTCAAGCCTGCCGGATACTTTCGCTATTGCGACGACATTGTGGTTCTTGGAAACAGCGTTGCCGAATTGCAAGTGATATGCACACAGATGCTTGATAAGCTTGCTGATCTCCAATTGAAAGTAAAGCCTAATTGGGCGATTCGTGACATTGAGGAACAAGGGCTTGATTTTGTAGGATTTGTGTTTCGTCCAAAATATACAAGGTTGCGTAGAACCATTGCTCGCAACTTTGCAAGAACTTGTAGATTTGTGCGGCAGCATTTGCTTGAAATTCCGCGAGACATAGCACTCAGCAAGTTGATGGCGTACAAGGGTTGGATTAAATATGCAAGCGCGAAGAAACTGTGGCGCAAGCATATTGTTTCTTCGTTACAACGTGCATTTCCAGCACAATTGCGAGGTGCTATATGAAAACATCGTTTGATCATCAACCATCTGTGTTTTTCGTTCTTGGGCAGACGCTTTACATTCGATGGAATATTCAACAAGTTGCTGTGCCGAGAATAGACGGCTCAACGGTCACGCAGTGGGTGGCGGACGAAGCGGTGGCAAATGTTGCCGATGCTCGCTCTGCGTTGATTGAGAAGATCATCGGCGCTCAATACAGCGTTGGCGCAGAAATCGCTACGATCAACAACGCTCAAACAAAACCGCAAGAATACGCGGATTATCAAGCATTCCGGGTGCAAACAAAAGCTTTGGCAGACCAATGGTTGGCGCAGCGAGGTGCGTCATGAGCGAGTTAAAACAGATTCCTGAAGTCGAGGCGCGTTTGACAACGCACGAGCAGATCTGCGCGGAGCGGTACAAAGGTATCCAAGAGTCGTTCAAGCGCGTAGACGAGCGTTTTCAGGATGGGAACAACAAGTTCCGCCGACTTGAGTACATCATGTACGCCGTCATGGCGGCAGTCCTCCTCGGCCCAGGGGCGGCCGCAACTTTTTTCAAGAAACTCATCGGACTCTGAAATGACACCTGGGAGTTTTGTATGCGGGCTGCCTGTACAGAAGACGAGTTTATTGAGATCTGGCGAGAGCTAGGTTCGCCGACTTTAGTTGCGGCACGACTGGGTATCAGTGTAACCAATGTTTATGCGCGACGTAATGCTATTCAAAGCCGCCTGAAGATCGAACTTCCTACCGACGATCTAAAAACAAGACCATCAATCGTCATCCCGCCCGATCATAAACGGGTCGAAGCCACCATTACAGGCGCAGTCGTCATTTTCAGCGACGCACACTTCTACCCAGGTTACGACGGGGTAGGCTATCAAGCACTCCTTGAAGTCATCAAGGCAGTAAAACCCAAACTCATTATCGCAAACGGGGACATCCTCGATGCTGCGAGCATGAGTTCGTTTTCTCCGATGGGGTGGTTCAAACCACCGAGCATGAAAGAAGAACTTGACGCTGTACAAGCTGCCATGTCAGGAGTGCAGAAAGCAGCGCGTGGAGCGTACTTGCATAGGACGATCGGAAACCACGATATTCGCTTTGAGAAACGCCTTGCGGCGGCAGTTCCAGAAATTCGCGATGTGTATGGCATGAGTCTCAAAGACCACCTGCCGCACTGGCATGAATCCTGGTCGGTGTTTATCAACAA